AAAACAAACAAATTTTGCTGACGAGTATGATCTTGAGCAATCAAAATGGAGACTTCAAGATCTTGATGCATCAGATGCAGCATACAAAGCATTCAAGACATCTTCTAACAAAGAAGTCAACTACCTTGTAAAAGAGTTTGAGATGAAGAAAGCAGCAGATGGTTATGCACGTGCTACTACATCCAGAACTGGTATTCTTGACACTGCTAATCTTCACACATACAAATACAATGATGATCTATTCAAGAAGATCACAACAATCCCTGATGCTAAAAGTCACGGTCTAATCTTCAATGTTGATTGGTCTGGTTCCATGCATCATCAGGTTCTTGATACTATCAAACAGACATTGACACTTGTATCATTCTGTCGCAAGGTTGGTATTGACTATGATGTATATCTTTTCACTGATGCATATGAGTATCATGGCAGTTATCATGATGTTGCAAAAGAGTCTTTGATCGACGGTAAAGTTATCCTTGACAACTTCAATATGATCAACGTTCTATCAAGTAAAACAAACAAGAGAGTTGCAGACAGACAGCAACAGAATCTATACCGTCTTGCATCATCTATTGTTAATTACGGTGGTGCTGCTGTTCCTCAGAAATTAAGACTAGGTGGCACTCCACTTAATGAGTCACTAATTGCTATGAATGATATCATCCCTGAGTTCAAGACAAGAACAGGAGCACAAAAGGTTCATGTTGTATGTCTAACTGATGGCGATGGCAATCCATTACGTGCGGGTAAGAAGTATGTTGATAGAGACGGAATAGAGTCACTCTTTGCATCACACATGGGTGCAGGATACATCCTACGTGACCGCAAGACAGGTAGAATGTATAAGTTCTCAGGAGACTACTACTCAGGACAGACTAGACAGTTCGTATCTTACTTACGTGACAGATTCCCTGAGTGTTCTTTCATGAACATCAGGTTACTAGGATCAGGTGAGTGGCACAGATTCAAAGTAGATTGTTTCGGTGACGAATACACAGAAGAGAATGTAGCACGTGCAAATGCAGAGTGGAAGAAAACAAAATCATTCATCTGTGCATCTTCATACTGGACAGTTCAGTATGGTCTAGCAGCATCAGCACTAAACACCGACGCTGAGTTTGAACCTAAGTCAGACTCAAAAGCAGATATCAAGAGAGCATTCGTTAAGTCTCTAAAAGGAAAAAAGATGAACAAGAAGATTCTATCTTCCTTCATCGACCAGATTGCATAGTGCCAATCAAATTAGTGTCACATCATATATTGCAAAGTCCTATATGATGTGGCATCATTATAATATACAAATCACACAACTTCATTATCATGCCATTTGAGAGAAAACTACCAGTCAACTTCGTAGACGAGTTACGTGACGAGTTCGGTAATAACATCGACGCATCACATGTCAAAAAATTTGCAACCAAGTATGCAGTAGGATACGCAACTGTATCTCGCAAACTAAAAAACTTCCAAGTCAAGAAAGGCACATGGAATCTAACTATACAAGAAGGCAGAGAGATCCTTACAAAATCCCTCTCAGCACCCTCTGTAATCCCTTCAGTTGAGCAGAACCTTGTTCCAGAGGTAGTTGATACCTTCGTTCCATTCGGTAACTTCAGCGATGTCAAAAAAATTATTCAATCAGGCATCTTCTATCCTGCATTTATCACAGGTCTATCTGGTAACGGTAAGACATTCTCTGTAGAACAGGCATGTGCCAAAGCAAACAGAGAGTTGATCAGAGTCAACATCTCTATCGAGACAGACGAAGACGATCTCATCGGTGGATTCAGACTTGTTGATGGCAACACAGTATGGCACAACGGTCCTGTAGTTGAAGCACTTGAAAGAGGTGCTGTTCTATTACTTGACGAGATCGACCTAGCATCTAACAAGATACTATGTTTACAATCTATCCTTGAAGGCAAAGGTGTCTTCCTTAAGAAGATCGGTAAGTATGTAAAACCTTCAAAAGGTTTCACTGTTGTTGCTACTGCTAACACAAAAGGTAAAGGTTCTGAGGATGGCAGATTCGTAGGCACTAACGTTCTTAACGAAGCATTCCTTGAGAGATTCCCTGTTACCTTTGAGCAGAACTATCCTCATCCACAGACAGAGCAGAAGATGCTCGATCTATTGTCAGCAGACAAAGAGTTCAACAAGAGACTTTGCGACTGGGCAGACATCATTCGCAAGACATTCTTTGACGGTGGTATCGACGAGGTTATCAGTACAAGAAGACTTGTGCATATCGTAAAAGCATATGAGATCTTTGGTAATCGTGCTAAGGCAATCACTACTTGCATCTCACGTTTTGACGAAGAGACCAAGGAAGCGTTTCAACAACTTTACGATAAGGTTGACGCAGACGTATCCTTTGAGGTATAATAGTGGCATACTGGTTACTCTATGACATTTTGGAAGAAGAAGGACTACTCGGAGATTATGGGTTCCCCTCACTGGGGGACGATGTTCCATACTATGCTCCAGAAATTACTGGCAACATTGAGATCAATACAGAACGACCCCAATTCAAGTTTGATGAGGACGTGGTTCTTGATCTCATGAGAGATTACATTGGTGAGACTTACACCAAGCACTACGTGAGTAAGGACAAGTTCCAAACTCTAGATTTTATTCAAGCACTCGGTGATGCCAAAGGGTTCTGCCGAGGTAATGCTATGAAATACTTAAGTCGTTATGACAAGAAAGGGACACCTACACTTGACATAAAGAAAGCAATGCACTATTGTGTATTATTATATTACTTCTATACTATGGAGGAAGCAAGTAAATGAAACTGTCTAAAGGGACACTTGACATACTGAAAAACTTTTCCAATATTAATCCGTCAATAACCTTTAAGGAAGGACAGGAATTATCTACACTATCAATCCAGAGAAACATTCTCTCTCGTGCAGTTGTAGAAGAAAAGTTTCCAAAAGACTTTGCAATATATGATCTGGGAGAATTCCTATCTGGTCTATCGCTCTTTGACAATCCTGACTTTGATTTTCAGAATGACAACTATGTCATCATCAAAGATAGAAAATGTCAATCAAGATATTTCTTTGCAGATCCATCAACAATTACTACACCACCAGAACAAAGAGCAGAGATTCCTAGTAAGGATGTTTGTTTTATTGTCGCATGGAATGATCTAAACAATCTTATTAGAGCAGCATCTATTTACAGTGTTACTGATCTAGCAGTTGTAGGTGATGGTAGTGAAATCAATCTTGTTGTACGTGACAAAAAGAATGATACATCAAACAACTACTCTGTAAGAGTGGGAACTACTGATGCTAAATTTACATTTAATTTTAAGGTAGAATATTTAAAACTTCTTCCTGCAGATTATGAAGTAACGATTAGCAAACATAATGCAGCATTGTTCAGAGATCCGAACAAAGATTTAGAATATCTTATTGCATTAGAACCAGACTCTGTGTATAATGGGTAAGACACCCTTTATGCTATGAATATATTTGTTACCGACCCTGACCCTACTCTCTCAGCAAGAGTGCTTCCTGACAAACATATTGTCAAGATGCCACTAGAAACATGTCAAATGCTTTCTATTGTTTGCTCTGACGAGTGGGGTCATAGTTATGGCAAAATACATCGTAATGACGGACAACCATACAAGACATCCAAAGGTGCATTTCGTAATCATCCCTGTACCATATGGGCAAATGATAATCTAGCAAATGCATGGTGGTTACTCACTCATGGTATTGCATTGTCTCTAGAATATACTCATCGCTATGGCAAAATTCATTCTTGTCATCGACCACTACTAGAAGCAACACATCTCTTACCATCAGAAGACTACACCAAGCATACACCCTTTGTATTTGCAGGTCCTGACCAGTTCAAGTACGATACAACTATTGACATTTTTACTGCATACAAGTATTATATTGCTAGTAAACCATGGGCATCAGATAATTATCTACGTGACCCATCCAGAAAACCACATTGGTTATAAATTATGAATGAATTTCTTTGGGTAGAAAAGTATCGCCCTAAGAATATTGAACATTGTATCCTTCCTGATGATTTGAAGAAAACCTTCAAGTCTTTTGTTGATGCAGGAGAAGTTCCTAATCTTCTCTTGTGTGGCACAGCAGGGATCGGTAAGACTACAGTTGCAAAAGCATTGTGTCATGAACTGGGTGTAGATTCTATTGTCATCAATGGATCTGACGAAGGTAGATTTCTAGACACTGTAAGAAATAGTGCAAAGCAATTTGCATCTACAGTATCTTTAACCTCTAGTGCAAAACATAAAGTTATTATTATAGATGAAGCAGACAACACTACACATGATGTTCAGTTGTTATTGCGTGCATCTATAGAAGAGTTTCAAAACAATTGTAGATTTATATTTACTTGTAATTTCAAGAACAAAATCATACAACCATTACATTCTCGAACAACTGTTATTGATTGCAACACTCGTGGAAAACAAAAACAACAAATTGCTACACAATTTTTTGAAAGATGTCGTGGTATACTTACAGCAGAAAACATTGAGTTTACTGATGCTGTAGTTGCTGAGGTTGTTCAAAAGTTCTTTCCAGATTTTAGACGCACTCTTAATGAACTGCAAAGATATGCAGCATCAGGAGTTATTGACACTGGCATTCTAGCACAGATAAGTCAGGTCAGATTAGAAAAACTTGTAGGTGCATTAAAGGGTAAAGACTTTGGTGCAACACGCAAGTGGATTGTTGCTAACCTAGATAATGATCCTAACACTATCTTACGAACTGTTTATGATAGTTTGTATGATGCACTTGCTCCTACGAGCATACCTCAAGCGGTATTGATTATTGCCAAGTATCAATACCAATCAGCATTTGTTGCTGATCAGGAAATAAATCTCTTGGCAGCGTTAACTGAAATTATGGTGGATTGTAAATTCAAATAATTTTGTGTTATATATACTGTAGTATTTGTATTAATGTAAGTTATATCTTACACACACAAACACAGATACAGACACAAACACAGTACAATTTAATAACATGAGAAACCCGTACGAACTTCGCATGGAATGCTTTCAGATGGCAGAGAGTCGTCTGCGTGATAGATTCCTAGAAGAAAAAGAAAGATTTCAATACCTAGACGAAAAAAGTCAGGCAGATGATCTTACCTATCCTACTTTCCCAACTGATGAAGACATTAGACGAGTAGCTAATGAAATGATTAGGGACATATCTGATAAGGGAGATAGTTATGGAAGATAGATATGATTCTTTAAACAACCCTTTCCTAAAAGCAATATTTGGAGAGAGAGAATTTAAACCTATGACAAAATATGGTGTGATTATCCCACACTATTTTGTATCTAAAGATGGTAGAGTTCTTAGCACAAGAACTAAAAAACATAAACTACTAAATCCCAAATATGAAACATGTGTGCAGGGTTATATATCACCACATATTATTGGAGTTAGAGTTGACAAAACGGAGTGTCCAGAACTGTTTGAACAATATGATTATACTGCAACTAATACAGTAAAAAAATCAAATAATCCAAACGTAGCAACTATCAACATTAAGTATCATAGGGCAGTTATGGAAGCTTGGAAACCTATTGACAAGTATCCACCTGATAGATTAAAAGATTGTTGGAAAGATATTCCAGAACCCGCCAAGCAATTTATCAGAGAATGTGCTATGATAGATCATGAAGATAGTGATACGAGAAATAATCACGTAGACAATCTATCTTGGTGTACTCATCTAGAAAATCAACATGACAGGAAAAAAGGAGCAGGAGGTCAACAACGCAAAAAGTATGAAAAAAGAAATGGTGAATGGAATTATTAAATGACTAACAAACGTGAAAAAATTAGAGCACAAATGAAATCTAGATTTTATTATATGTTCTGGGGTGCAGCAACCGTTGCTGTTGTAAGTGGACAACTTTATGTTGGAACCTCTTATCGTGCTATGGCAAGATCTATGAACAGGTGGTTTGAAGAAACTATTGATCTTATACAAATGCCACATAAAAGAAGATCAGGACCTTCTCCTGCAGATGGTTGGTATCTTCCTGTCCCATCTCCAGAAGATTATGGGATGACAATAGTGCAATGAAAAAATCTGAATTAATACATTATCGTTTACAGGCAATGTTACGTGAGCATACCTTTAATGGTGATACTCTAAAATACCTAGGTGTAAGAGAGGATCAGCATTGGTATAGTATAGATGGTAATGAAATACCAGTAGATTGTATTGAAGAACTAGAGTCAGTCGAAGAATGAAAACACCACTACGATATCCTGGCGGTAAGTCAAGAGCAGTTCCTAAGTTATGTCAGTGGTTACCCGCTGAGGTCACGGAGTATCGTGAGTCTTTCTTAGGTGGTGGTAGTATGGCAATTGAGATGACAAAACGTTATCCTGATCTACCTATTTGGGTCAATGATCTATACAAACCATTATATCTTTTTTGGTTAGCATTAAGAGACGATGGTGACTATCTTTACGATCAACTTATACAATTGAAACAGAGACATCCAGATCAGGGTTCTGCTAGACAATTGTTTTTAGATGCAAAAGAGAAAGTTAATGAAGAGGATCTTTCATATA